CTCTAATGTTAACATTGATCCAAGAACAATCACCACATCGGATGATGCGACTGTAGCAACCAATGTTAAGTTTGAATCACCAGTTTATCTGGAAGGTCAGAGAGAATATGCTCTGATTATTGGTTCAAGTAACACTGAATATTCAGTTTGGATCTCCAGACTTGGTGAACCCGATGTTACCACATTGGCTAGTGAATCTGGTCAGGTTATTGTTTCTTCACAGACACTTCTGGGTTCACTGTTCAAGTCACAGAACGCTTCGACTTGGACACCTTCACAGTATGAGGACTTGACATTCAAACTTTACAGAGCTGAATTCAGCCCACAGGGTTCTTTACAGTTCTTCAATCCAAACCTCCCAACCAGTTTGGAACTGATGAAGAAGGATCCAATCACGATGCCATCCAGAAACATCAAAGTTGGTCTTGGAACCACAGTTCAAGATTCTGGTCTTGTAGATGGAAACACTGTTATCCAAGTTAACACAAATGCAACTGGTAAGTTCGTTGGTTACGGTGGTTCTGTTTATTCAGATTTGGGAATCACCAACGCTGGTGTTGGATACACTCCATCTTCTTCTTACTACACCTTCACTGGTGTAGCTCTCACAAGCATCACAGGAAATGGATTGAACGCTACAGCGGACATTACAGTAAGTAATGGTGTTGCTATTGGTGCTACCATTAGAAATGGTGGTAATGGTTATAGAATTGGTGACATTGTTTCTCCAATCACCGTCGGTGCTGGAGTTGGAGCTGGAATGAGACTTTCGGTTTCCAGCATCTATGGAAACAATGAACTCTATATCTCCAATGTTCAAGGTGAATTCTCAACAAACGTTTCAGATACTTTGAATTACACCAATAGTTTAGGTGTAACCACAACTCTGAATTATTCCGTTGGTGGAGGTGTTGCTCCTCAAACAATCAGAGTTGATAATGATGGACAACACATGCAAGTGTTTATGAGAAACCACGGGATGCACAACCTTGGAAATAGTGTTGAGTTGAAAGATCTTCGTGGTGAAGTTGATACAACTCAACTCTCTGATAATTATCCAAACACCGCAACTGGAAGCATTCCAATCTACAATTCTACTGGATATACAACTTTCGAAGGAGTTGGAGTTGGTGCAACAAACCCTGGTTATGTGAAGATTGGTAGTGAAATCATTTCTTACACTGGAACAACATCAACATCTCTTACAGGTGTTACCAGAGGAATCGATAACACTGTTGTTGAATCTCATAATCAGAACTTCGTTGTTCACAAGTATGAGATGAATGGTGTTTCACTGAGAAGAATCAACACCACACATAATCTCAATGAAGTAACTGTTCCCAATCCAATCACTCTTGATACTTATTATGTCAAGATTGATATGTCAGATACTAAGGGAACAAATAGAACTGGAACAGGTTCACTTCCAAAACTCTTCTTCACTTCTTCAATAACTGGTGGTGGACATAGAGGTAAATCAACTTATAATGTTCCATTCGAACTGATTGTTCCTAACTTCAACACAATTGAACCTTCTGGAACTTCAATTGAAGCTTCGGTAAGAACAACTTCTGGAACAAGTGTTTCTGGTTCTGAACCATCATTCCAAGACAAAGGTTTCCAAGCTGTTACACTGAATCAAAACAACTTCTTTGATTCTCCAAGAATCGTAGCTTCGAAGGTGAATGAAGACGCTTATCTGGATGAACTTCCTGGTAATAAGTCATTCACTGTCAACATGGTTCTCAATTCTTCTGATTCCAGAATCACACCAGCAATTGATTTGGATCAAACAGCTGTTGTATTCACATCAAATAGAATCAACCAACCTGTTACCAATTACACTGAAGACTTTAGAGTCAACACAGTTGTTGAAGATCCAAACAGATGTTTCTATGTTACCAAAGAAATTCTCTTGGAAAACCCAGCAACATCAATCCAAGTTATCTGTGACGCATATCTAAACAACGACGCTGACATCAGAGCATTCTACGCTTTTGATCAGAACACTCTGGCTGAAGAAACAATCTTCACACCATTCCCTGGATTTGCAAATCAAGATAATGTGAATCGTCCTGGAATTCCTCTGGATTCTGCTAATAATGATGGAACACCAGATCTGAATGTTCCAAAGACTGACACATTCCTTCAGAATCCAACTCCAGCTCAATTCAGTGAATATAAGTTCACAATCAACAGTCTCCCATCATTTAATTCTTTCAGAGTCAAACTGATTCTAACCTCAACAAATCAAGCATTTGTTCCACAGGTTAAGAATCTCCGTGTTACCGCTCTTGCATAAAATGAAAAATCGATTTGTTCAGGTTACAAACCACGAAGGTCTACTTCGTGATAATGCCACTGGTGCAATTATCAACAAAGATCGAAGTGGTTATGAAGCGTATGTGGCTAACCGTGAAAGGTTAGCCAATGAAAAAGAGAGAATTAAATCTCTTGAAAATAATGTTGAAGAATTGAAAGGTGACATCACCGACATCAAGAATATGTTGTTGAGATTTTTTGAGGATAAAGATAACTGATAAATACAAGAAAGAGTGTGTATAGATGGCTCAACCCTCCACTAGACAAGAACTCATTGATTATTGTTTGAGGAAATTAGGAGCTCCAGTTCTTGAGATCAACGTAGCCGATGAGCAGATCGAAGATTTGGTTGATGATGCAATACAATACTTCAATGAAAGACACTTTGACGGTGTTCAACAGTGTTACCTTAAATATCAAATAACACAGGAAGATATTGATCGTGGAATGGCGAGACCACCTGGCGCGCCTTCCAATGGATCTGGAACGACTGGTATTGCTTCCACATCCGCAACAACAAATATTGTTGGAACTGCAACGACATTTACATATTACGAAAACAGTAATTATCTTCAAGTTCCTCCTGACATTATTGGAGTTAATAAGATTTTCCAATATGATGATTCCCAAGGTTTGAGCATGTCCAACATGTTCAACTTTAAGTATCAGTTATTCCTTAATGACATTTATTATTGGGGTCAAACTGATCTTCTCTCTTATTCAATGTCAATGACTTATCTTGAGACATTGAACTTCCTGTTAAACACACATAAACAAATTAGATTCAATCAACGTTCTGATCGTCTCTATTTGGATGTTGATTACTCGCGAGTCAATGCAGGTAACTTTATTATCTTGGATTGTTGGAGAGCAATGAATGGAACAGATTACACAAGAATCTGGAATGATTCATTCATCAAACCTTATCTCACTTCATTGATTAAGAGACAATGGGGACAAAACCTCATTAAATTCCAAGGTGTCAAACTTCCAGGTGGAATTGAATTCAATGGAAGACAACTTTATGATGATGCGGAAAAAGAGTTAGAAATTATTAGGGAGAGAATGTCTTCCACTTATGAATTGCCACCAATGGACTTAATTGGTTGAGGTGGTTAAATGTTAAATCCATTCTTTCTCAACGGTACTAAAACAGAACAAGGATTAATCCAATCACTCGTCAACGAACAGTTGAGGATGTATGGTGTTGAGACATATTATATGCCTCGAAGATATGTCACAACTAACACTGTAATACGTGAAGTTATTCAATCTGAATTCAAAGATGCTTATCCACTGGAGGCATATGTTGATAATTATGATGGTTATACTGGTGAAGGAACTATTCTCTCAAAGTTTGGTATCCAAGATAAGGATGATTTAATTCTCATCATATCAAGAGAAAGATATGAGAATTACATTGCTCCACTGATTGAAAATCTTCCAGACATTGAACTTTCAGATCGTCCCAAAGAAGGTGATTTGATTTACTTCCCTCTTGGTGAACGTTTATTTGAAATCAAGTTTGTTGAACACGAACAACCATTTTATCAGTTAAAGAAGAACTACGTTTATAAACTTACATGTGAACTCTTCCGTTATGAGGATGAGGTTATTGATACTAATGTAGCCGAAATCGATGAAGAGATTCAACAGATTGGTTACATCCAAACACTCACAATGATTGGTGCTGGAAGAACAGCAACTGCAACAGCTGCTGTTTGTGAAACTGGTGGAGTCAACAGAATCACCATCAAAAACATGGGTGGTTCTTATGAGAAACAACCAGTTATTGGATTCTCTTCTGCTCCTGCAGGTGGTGTAACTGCTGTTGGTGTGGCAT